GGTTTCCATAGAGATAAAAAAGAATCCCTTGACGGTTTCATAAAAAAACAAAACTAGATCCTACTGCATGTTTACCAGCAGATACTGCTCTTGAAGCAAGAAAATTAAATGCCTTGAAGGGGGTTTGGTTCGGAATAATTATATTGGTAAGGTTCCTGGTAGGTTCAATAAAGAATTTCTTTACATTGCTCGCTTTTCTTCCTCTTTTAAAATACTGTTGATATATCTTCTTTACCGTAGCAGATATTCTGCGTGGTTCCAATGATTTGGGGTCAAGAGCCGATTTTGCAACTTTGGATTTCAAATTAATCATTGCTTCTTCAGAAATCAGGTGTAATTTATACATCCACATTCCTTCATTCATTTTAGTAAGACCTGAAATTTTATATACCCGGAATTTTAAATTGATAATCCCTTCACTAAGACTTCCTTTAAATGGTCCGGTAGTTTGTTCTTCTCTTTCCCTTTTGATTCCACTTGTTTTCACATGAATGTTTATGGTTTCCTCTCCGATAATTGGAACATTTTCCATTAGTCCCATTCCGTCTGTAAGTGTAATGTCCCCGGTAAGACAACTAGCAAAAACATCCTCATAGATATTAAGATCTGACCATACTGCTTTCAGATCGATATATCCCTTGTTCTTTCTATTGGGAGAAGTAAGAGTAAGTTTTAGGAGTTCATATTCACCTGCAAATGAGGGGATTTTTCCTTGCTCTGGATTTGCTAGATTTTTACTCTTGTTTCCGTGATGAGCAGCTTCAGTAGTTACACTTTCCTTTGCGTTCTTGCGCCTTTCTAGTACAGTTCCGAATTCTTTACGCAGTGCAACCAAGTCTGTCTTTCTATCTGTAGTCATTATTCTAATTTCTCCGCGTGTTCAGACATAATATCTCCAACATACATAGCATCAATCAATTTAATATCTCGTTTTGATTCGTTTCTATCTAATTCCCAATTATAAGAATATACAATATTCCTGTCTTCATCTGCCAATGCATTATATGTTGTTTCATCGACTTCAATCTTAGCTACCGGAATTGCATCAGTTGTTCCTGTTGCCTCTACTCTTGTTCTTATTATTTGTTCATAATGATGTATTGTATCCATTGCAGCATTAATAGTACCATACTTGTCTTTGATAAAATTGACAAGATCTCTGGTAGCCAATGGCCAACCATATATCGGGTCATGTATATCATTAATCAAAAAGATTAACCAAGTAAACTTTACATCACCATAGACCTTAAAAGATGTGTTATCTGGACGCTCTGCTTCGGGAATTGAATAAGGAAAATATTGAACAACATCATCCATAATGACATTCCTTAATTTTGCCCGCGTCATAATATTAATAGCAGTTCTAAATTTTGGTGGTGATGTTCCCGTGATATTATAATCTATTTGTGGATAGTGCTGAAAAAATTCAGACATAGTTTACCTCTCTTTTTATTAATGGCCGCCAACAATACCTTTTCCGCCGGTGATTTTTTCTCTAGTCATTACTTCTAGTTCCATAAATGAAAGAGTCATTTCTGCTGATACCGGAAATTGTGTCCCCTCAAAAAATAATGGCACGCTCTCTGTAGTATAATTCACATCACATGCTTTGAGAACCGATCTTCCTATATTAAACATGGGATTAAGATGATTATTTGGTAATTCATTTCCATCAATATAATAAGTAATCTTAAATTCATCTGGATAACCAAACGTGCCACTAGGAGAAGTTTTATTGTCTCCTCCACCTGTTTGGGGTAGCATGGCTGCTTTGAATTCATTAATAATTTTTGTAATTATCATAGATTCTTCCACCCTATGTGGATTGAACTTGAAAGTAAATTTATGTTCCCTCATATCTGTTGGACCTTTGTATGCTGCGACAAGATATGGAGAAAGAACACTGCCTGTCATTTGTTCCATTATAGTCCGTTTTCCTTCACCCATTTTTGACTTTGCGAATGCCAATGCGAAGCCTTCACTTGACCCAGATTTCTTTATTGCAGCTCCTACTGAATCCATGCTTGCTCCTCCGGCAAGTTTTTGCATAGCTTCAAGTGCTCTTCCTTCTGCCTGACCTAATGAAGTGGTGGTATATTCTGATTTATATGATGTTTGTAGAGCATCGGGGGGAATATATAAAGCAATATCTACAGTTGCTGATCCGGAACCGACCCCTCGGTTAAACGCAAATCCCTCAAAAGATATCCAGTGTTTAAGTCCCTCGCCAAGATATTCTGGATATTCGTAATATCGCGCCACTTATTTTCTCCGTGTTATTAGTTGGTAATATTTGCTATCTATATATTTATATGAGATACAAAGGAAAATTTAGGCCAGAGAATAAAGAAAAGTACAAAGGCGACCCCAGCAACATCGTTTATCGGTCTGGCTGGGAACTTGATTTTATGAAGTATTTGGATCGTCAACCAAATGTTCTAAAATGGTCAAGTGAAGAGATTATTATACCTTACAAGTCTCCCATCGATGGTCAATGGCATCGATACTATCCCGACTTTTGGGTTAAAACCTCTGTTGGCGAGTCCCTAATCGAAATCAAACCAAAGAAACAAACCATTCCCCCCAAGCAAAACCCGAAACACAAAAGAAGATATCTAAGAGAAGTTAAAACATGGGGAATCAATGAAGCAAAATGGAAAGCCGCTGAAGAGATCTGTGAAGACAGGGGATGGAAATGGCAAATAATAACAGAAGATATCCTGAAGAATACTAAATAGTTGTATTATGGCAGTACAGGAATCTTATTTAGATACATTGAAAAAAGCAATTGATACCAATAACATTTCATCCAAAGCCCGAGCTGCGGGAAATTGGTTTCGTTCAGTTGTCAACCGGGCAAGAGGGAAATTTTCCAGTGAAACACCCGGATCAATTCTTGCTAAACACGAAGCAGCTGCAAATCAAGTGCTCGGGAAAATGTATTTTTTTACGTATGATCCAAAATGGAAAAAAGAACTACCCTGGTATGATACCTTTCCATTAGTTTTTCCTATTAAGACTTATAGTGACGGATTCCTTGGACTTAATTTCCATTATTTGAGTCCGAAAGAGAGAGCCGTATTAATGGATCAACTTAAATCTTTTGCAAGTAATAAGAGGTTTGATGAATCGACAAAATTATTAATGACCTATCAAACAATAAAAAACATAGGAAGAGCAAGACCCACAATACATAGATATCTTGGGAACAAAGTTAAATCTAAGTTTGTTCTTATTAATTCAGATGAATGGGAAGTAGCTCTTTTTCTTCCAGTTGAAAGATTTAAAAAGGCAAATAAAAAACAAGTATGGGCACATAGCGGAGGAATGTACTAATGCCAGATTTTTCAGTAAACAAATTTATGTCAAAGGCCGATGCTTTAGGCAGTCTTGCAAGAAAAAATAAATTTACAGTTGAAATTATTGCACCCAAAGCTTTGATGGAACAAATCGGTCCGTCAATGGGCACAATCAATCGCTTTCACCCTCATATCACTCCCGATACTATAGAATTCCTTGTAAGTGGAGTTTCTCTTCCGGGAAAATCCTTCTCCACTACAATACACAGAATGTATGGATTTGGACTAACTGTTCCGTACGAAGCATCATACGAACCAGTACAACTTACTTTTCACAATACAAATGATTATTCACCGAGAACATTCTTCGAAGATTGGATGTCTAATATTGCACGGATCAAAAGTTATAATATGCATTATTATGATGATTTTAAATCGACAGTAAAGATTCATGCATATGATGACCTAGATAAAAAACGATACTCTTGTGAGTTGGTTGAATCATGGCCAAAAAGCATGTCTTCAATAGAAATGGGTTGGGACAGCGTAGATGTACAAACTTTTACAGTGGACATCCAATATAGTTGGTGGATTAGTGATAGACAATCAGAAAAAACCTGGAAATCAGAAAAATCAAAGTTTCGACTCGAAGATCCCCCGAGGGATGATAATTAAATTATTATAGGAGAATATTATGGCTTTACCAAAGGTAAGCACACCGACTTATGAATTGACAATACCATCTTCTGGAGAAAAGGTCACATACAGACCATTTCTTGTAAAAGAAGAGAAAACATTATTGATGGCAATGGAATCGAAAGATACCACTTCAATGTCCAAGGCCATGAAAGATATTATATCTTCCTGTACTGAGGGGAGTGTAGATATCAAAAACCTTGCACCATTTGACCTTGAGTATTTCTTTTTACAACTCAGGGGAAGATCGATTGGTGAAATTATAGAACTAAAATCTCCACGTCCTCCAAACTTTACAAATTGCTGTAAAGAAGCGAAAGAAGAAGATGTTTGTGATTTGAGTATTAATATCGATGAGATAAAAGTAGATACTTCAAAAATAAAACCTTCGGAGATAAAAGTTACTAAAGATATTGGGGTAAA